TCTGCAAGTATGGCTGTAACAGCCGCGAATGTGATAACAAGGGTGAGAACGGATACAGCATCTGCCTCAGCCGCCTTCACAGCCACATCTGACAGCAACTATGTGTTCAACGTGCAAGGGGTTGTTAGCACCTCTGTAAGCGCCACCAGCGCGGCGAATGGCATATTTGCTATGGCAGGAACACCACAGGCACAGATGAGCGTCTCAGTGGACGCAAAACGGCTTGGCGAGGATTGGTCAAATGTCGCCATTGGCAATGAGATATGGACTGACCAGACGATTGGTTCTGAAATATGGTCACGGCAAACAACTAGCACAGGGACTTGGGCAGGCTTATGATACAGTTCGGTGAATGGCTACCAGACCAGCCAGATTATATGAACGCAGGCGTTGTAACTGCTGAGAACGTAGTGCCAGTTGCAAGCGGCTATGCGCCTATAAATGAGTTTGTGGCATATTCAGGCAGTGCGACAGACACCCTTTTGGGTGTGTTTGCGGCCAAGGATGATGATGGTAATATCAAGCTATTTGCTGGCGATAATGCACGGTTGTACGAGTTTGATGCTTCTGATTCTGGGTTAGATGACATCACCAATACAGGCGGTAACTATAGCTTAACAAGCTCGGAACGGTGGCGCTTTGTACAATTTGGTGACACTGTTATCGCGGCAGGTGGTGTTGGTGAAGAGTTACAAAAGTTTCAACTAGGCACTGACTCTAACTTTGCAGATTTATCAACAGATGCTCCAAAGGCAGATTTTATTGCCGTGGTGCGAGATTTTGTGTGGACTGGCAACATTGATGAAGGTTCTGGGCGCAAGCCGTACAGGGTTAAGTGGTCAGGCTTCAACAACACTACAAGTTGGACAGCAGGAACAGACCAGTCTGATTTTCAAGACATTCCAGATGCAGGCAACATTGTGGGCATGGTTGGCGGTGAATACTGCACTATCCTGATGGAACGAGCGATTGTCAGAGCCACCTATTCTGGCCTGCCGCTAGTGTTTCAGTTCGACAAAGTTGAGACTGCTAGGGGCTGTCAAGTGTCTGGCAGTATCTGTAATATTGGCCATACTGTGTTCTATCTGTCAGATGATGGGTTCTATGCGTTTGATGGTTCAAGAAGCCAACCCATAGGGGCTGAGAAGGTGAACAGGTTCTTCTTCAAGGACTTTGATTTTTCTTACAAGGACAAGATGACCAGCACGGTTGACCCACAGAGGCAGTTGGCTATCTGGTCATATGTATCAAACGATGCGCTATCAACAACGCCTAATAGATTGCTGATATACAACTACGCCCTAAACAGGTGGTCTATTGCTAATGTTGATGCAGACCTCGTTGCCCCATTCTTTACGTCAGGCTACACGCTAGAGGCTTTGGATAATATCAGCACAAGTGTGGATGCGTTGCCAGCCTCTCTGGATAGCGCCCTGTTTAAGGGTGGCCAGTTTCTGTTTGGGGGTGCGCTGGGTGATAAGATATACGCTTTCACTGGCGACCCGATTGATGCGACAGTTGAGACTGCCGAATCTAGTTTGGTAAAGGGCAAACACACTATTGTGACGAGGGTGTATCCATACCATGAGGGCGGTGATGTGACTATTGAGGTAGGCACACGGAACCTGCACAGTCAAGCGGTTTCATTCTCATCAGCAGTGGCTCCGAACACAAACGGGTTTTCTCCGTTCCGAGAACAAGGCAGGTATCACAGGGTGCGGTTTAATATCAGTGGCTTGTGGGACTTGGCGCAGGGTATTGATGTAGATGCCAGAGAGATAGGGCGTAGATAATGGCTCTCGCGGAAAGAAAGACAAATTTTAGGAACCTGAACCCAGTGACCGCAACAACTAGAGAGGTTGCAGAGGTTCTGAACAGGACGATTGAGGGTGGGCTTAACAGTGTCGGGTATGTGACATTGCCAGCAAACCAAACGCAGGTAACACATTCCGAGCCTAGATTTTCGGTTGAGAGTTTGGTGTTCTGGACGACTGTTGACCACAGTCCATATCACCACAACCCTTATATGGACAACACTAGCACAAACGGAACTATGGTAATTAACTTTGACAATCAGGGACATGATGCAAGATTCGCATACCTCATTATCGGATGAATGGGAACGCTGTAAGGAATATATAGCGCCAGCTTTGGCCTATGCACATGACAGTCATACGCTAGAAGATGTGTGGCAGGCGATACAGCACCAAAAAGCGGCGTTTTTTCCGTTGGAAAAATCTGCTATAGTGGTTGAGATAGTTGATTACCCCCAGCGCATTAGTTGCCGAATATGGCTAGCAGGCGGTGATATGGACGAACTCATAGAGGCAGAGAAGAATATCTGCGTGTGGGCAAGAGAGCTAGGTTGCACTAGCATGGAGATTATAGGCAGAAAAGGCTGGGAAAGACAGCTATCAGATTATACAGCCAGCGCTGTAGTATTAGTGAAGGAATTGTAAAATGTCTAAAGGTGGCGGTTCAACGCAAACAATACAAAGTGGCACGATGGCCAACCCATTTGCACAGCCATTTATCAAGTATGGTATGCAAGAGGCGAAAGACTTATACCAGTCAGCTACGCCCCAGTATTACCCTAGCTCTACAGTGGTAGGCTTCAGCCCTGAGACACAGCAGGCTATGTCAGGCATGAGGGCGGCGGCAAGTGCTGGTAGCCCACTTGTTCCAGCCGTGCAACAGGCTGTGATGCAGAACCTGACAGGAACCAACCCACTATTTCAGGGCGCTCTTCAGGGTACTATTCAGCAGGCTATGCAACCAGCCATGTCTGCTGGCAGATACGGTTCTGGGTATGCTCAGAAGGCTGTAGCAGAGGCTGTAGCCCCATTGATGTACCAAGCACAACAGCAGGCTATACAGCAAGCACCAGCCGCTAGAGAGTTCGGCTTTGCTGACCTTCGGACACTGGCAGGCGTTGGTGCGGCTAGAGAGGCGCAGGAACAAGCAGAACTGCAAGCAGATATTCAGCGCTTCCAGTTTGAGCAGGCTCGTCCAGCACAGAAGCTGGCAGATTATCTGGCAATGATTCAGGGCGGCACAACCGCACTTGGCGGTGGTGTACAGCAAGTTCAGCGAAATCCTGCCACAGGGTTCTTAGGCGGTGCTATGAGCGGCATGCAATTAGGTCAGGGAATACCTGCTCTAGGCGCTGGTGGCGGTGCATTACTAGGCGGCTTGCTCGGAGGGTTCGCATAATGGCATTACCTACATCACTAGGACAAAGAGCATTGCAGAGCCTGAATAGGCCGTCTGCGTTGCAGTTTATTGGAACACCGCAGATGGGCGCACCAGCTACTCAGCCAGTGCCACAGAATATCATGGGCTTGCGTCAGAAAGTGCTAGAACAGCAAATGCGGCCACAGATGACACCTGCACAGCAGTTTGCTCAGATGACAGCAGGACTGCCTGCTATGGAGCGTACACCAGCCCCTGATAGGCCAAAAGGGCTAGGCGGTTTGTTGTCTGGAATGATACCAGAGGCAGGCACACCTGAGATGGCTGGTATAGGCGCGGCTGGTCAGAAGTTGCTAGAGCTATCTGGATACAGACAGGTGCCGATTACTACTGCTGAGGCGCTAGGCCAAGCGGCAGGTGCGTTTACACAAGCCAGAGGTGCGGCATTACAACAGCAAAAAGAAGAGCAAGCGGCACAAGCGGCGGCAGAGCGTCAGGCCATGTTGGATGCTCGTCAGGCTAGACTGGATGCTATGGCGGCTGAGAAGCAGGCGGCAGAATTAGAAAACATCAGGTCACAGATAAAAACAAGAGAAGCGCCAAAGAAGCCTGATGTAGTAGAAGTTTTTGACCCAGAGACAGGAAGGCCTGTTAAGGGTTACTTTAATGAAGTAAACAGGTTCATAAAAGTTGGTGGTGTCCAAGCCGCCGATGCCAAAACAGGAAAGAAAACAGGGTTTGTTGGTGTCTACACTCAGGATGGTGAGTTTCTAAAAAATGTTAGAGAGGGTTCTGATGAGGCTGACAGACTTGCTGAGCAAGGTTATAGGATAGTGGAAAGCACTACACTGGCTGGCGGCAAAGAAGAAATAGGAATGTCAACAAAGACTAAGGGAACTATAGAACTTGATATTGTTGATTTGGAGCAAGCTAAGTCAGGCTTAGAGTCAATCAAAGCAAATTTCCGCCCAGAGATGCAAACTTTCGGTGTTCGTACAGAAGCGGCTATCAAGGCGCTTTTAGAGAAGAGTGGCGTTGAATTAAATAGGGAAGATAAAAAGTTGGTAGAAGATGTTGCGGCTTACAAATTAAGCGCATGGACTGCCGCTAATAATTATATCAAATACTTAACAGGCGCACAGATGTCTGAAGCAGAAGCACAGAGAATTTTGAAATCGTTTCCAGACCCAAGAATAGGTTTGGCAAAGGGTGACTCACCTTCTGAGTACCAAAGAAAGTTGAACGATGCGCTTGAGCAAGTAGAAAATACTTTGGCTAGAAGTTATTACTTCTTGAACAAAGACTTTACTGTTCAGTTTGTTCCTGATGCCGACCTAGAGAAGGGAGAGGACAATGTAGTATTTATCAGCGACACTGGAAGAAAAGTGAATATATCTGACATTCCTTACTTAAAGGACATGGAGTTAAGGCGCATATCTGAAAAATACGAGTCACCTGAGTATGACAGTTTATCTCAAGAAGAAAAACTTGAAAGAATAATTCAGGAACGAGACGCTTTATTTAGCGCAAAGATGGTGTGAGTTTGTCATGGCAGAAAAATCATTATACGAACTCGCAAAAGAGTTAGAGAAAAAGTCAGAGGTAAAAGACATACCAGCCTCTGAAGAAACAACAGAAAAGCCAACTGCCCCTCAACGCAGTATCGGTATGGATATGCTTATGGGTGGATTGTCTGGCATAGGCAGGGGCATAACTGGTCTAATTGGTGCTGGTGGTGATGTTGAACTGTTGTCACGTTTAGCGTCACCAAAAGGAAGGGGCGTAGCAGAGGCGGCAATGCCACCAGAGGCTTTGTCAGCTATGCCATATCCATCAATGGCAAGAATGATTGAGCAGGCAGAAGTAAAACCGACACCGCCCATATCAGCGCCTACAGTATTGCCAACATCACAACAAGTTTATAGCGGTTTTGAAAAAGTTTTGCCAGAAGGCACACTCACTTACAAGCCACAGACAGCAAGCGGCAGAATAGCACAAATGGCTGGTGAGTTTGGCTCTGTTGGCGGTCTTAGTCGTGCGCCAATAAAAGGTGCTTTGACTTACGGTGGTATTGGCGGATTAGCAGGTGGTGCTTCAGAATATGACCCCTTGCTAGGTCTTGGCGTTGGCATTGCAGGCGGCGGTATAGCTGGCATAAGAAGCGCTAGGCGCTCTCCCCTTGAGTCAAGAATGAAAGAGGTAGTTGGAGAGCAAACTCCACAAATGCTTCAGCAAGCTCAAAGATTACAGCAAGCAGGCAGGGATATAGGAGTTCCTCTCACTGCGGCAGAGGCTATGGACGCACCTGCTTTAAGAAACTTAGCTGGTATGGTTGCCACTACACCAGAGGGCAGGGCGGCTATGTCTCCTGTGATTGCTAGCCGTAAACAGCAGATACCTGCCGCTATTGAAGAGGGTTTGCTTTCTGTAGGCGCAAGACCTCAAGAACCATTGCTTGTTGGACGCAAGGCTACTGAAGCGGCTCAAGACGCATTAGCGCGAAACTTTGGTGAAAGAACTGCGGCTGTTGACGATTTGTACAAGTCGGCAAGAAATGAGAATGTTTCTTCTGAATCAATGATGGGTATCATAAATAAAATTGAGGATGAGCTAAAAACATCTAGGAGCGATGTTAGCAAG